TTGAGAAGGGGCAGATTAACTGTCAAACATTTACAATAGAAACATTCCATGTGTAGGTGAACTATGGACCCATTAACTATGTCATTGCTTGCAGGTGCAGGTACAGCTATTGGAGCATTGCCGGACATTATTCCTAGCAAGTATGAACGTGACCAAAAGAAGCGACTTCGTGAAATGCAGCGCAAACAAGAGATGGGTGCGCTTGGATTAACAGAGCGTGAACGATCTCAGATTGAATCACAGATGCGTGGCACTAGACAACAAGCACAACAGTTTGCAGATGCTGAACGTGCAAGGCTCACACAGCCTACAGCACAGCCACAGATGGCATTGTTGGGTCAACAGATGGCGGATGAGGGCAGACAGCGTCTGGAAGCAGATTTGGCATCACAGATACTGGGTATGGACCTGACACGTGAAGCACAGCAAGAACAAGAGATTAAAGACCTCGAAGCAGCACAAGCCCAATACAGACGAGCAAGACTAGAAGGCTTAACAGCACCTTTCCAGTCGGGAGCAGAGGCTTATGTTGATCAAATGGGATTGTCAAAACTATTGGGAGAAGATCCACAACCTATGGACTTAGACTTCTTACAAAGAGAAGGTCGTCCAATAGATAGATTGACAGCACAACGTGACGTTAGGCAGAGAGCGCGTTTAGCGGGGTTTTCTACAATGCCAACAGTTAACGACATATTATCATTGCCACCAAAGGAACAATATTTTTATATGTATGATGACCTTGGCATGTCTGATGAAGAAATTTATCAATACTTTAACAAGCTTGGGCAAACTAAAACCTTGAAGAATTTAAACATTCCAGGCAACGCTTTGGATGGTACTCGATATGGCATCTATGGAGGTGAACGTGGCTATTGAACAAGTAGGTGGGCAAGGGGTATACGTCATTACAGGTAGTGGTCGTGACCCTAGAAGAACCAGCAATGGTCAGTCATGGGCAGACCTTGTTACCAAGCAAAAGTACATGCTGTACAAGTCAGCACAAGACCAGGCTATACGCGAAGCAGAAGCCGGACGTATATCTAATCAAGAAGCACAGAAGCGTATACGTGAAGCCCGTAAAGAGTTGAACCGACAACAGGCTGCATTGCAACGTGAGGTTTCTAGGTTTGAACTTGAGGAAGTAAAGGAAGAAGGCCGTAGAGAACGTCAAGAGCAAAAGCAATCAGACAGATTGTTGACACAGACTGTTTCAACACGAGAGGGCGGATATAGTGGTACACGTACCGGTAAAGGTGAGCGTACTCCTAGACGTGCAGAATACATTGCTGAACAAGAAAAGGCACTCAAGGGGATTACTGATGACAACAAAAAACTTGGTAATCAACAAGCAAATTTAAACACCGATGTATTAAATGAAAAGTTTAAGGCTGAAAGCGGTCAACCAAATACATTTAAGGAAACGTTAGAGCAACAAAGGTTAAACAAAGAGCGTCTAAAACAAAACAATGCCGATACTGATCGTATACAAAAAGACATTAAAAAATTAAAAGATTACGATGAAGCTCTATTCCAAGATTGGTACGAGGTAAATGTACTTAAAGGTGCAAAAATGCAACCTGGTTCAACCAGTACATTTGACACCGATGATACACCAACAACTACAACAAAAAAAGTACGAACAGGCGATGTGCCAGAACTTAGCGACGTAGACTACTCTTCTCAAATTGAAGAGCGTAGAGCACGTATTGCGGAACTCCAAGCAGAACTAGAAGCATTGGGCATGGAGCAGACAGACCCTGTAGACGTTATTCAGCGTACACGTGATATTTATGGAGAGAAGTTTGCACCACCACCACGTGAACCAAGGGAGCCACGTGAACGTCGCAGGCTGTTTGGTAGACGTGCTGAAATGGATGCCTTGGGTGTTGAGGAGACAGCAGAAGAGCCTGTTGCAGAAACTGTAACGGAAGCCACAGAAACAGTAGAGCCTTCCCTGCCACCACTTGAAGCCGCCATGCAAGAAGGTGGTGTGGACATGGTTATGTCTGGTCAAGGTGGTATGGGTGTGCAACAAGGTCCTAGTGGTGTTGTTGAAGGTGAAAGACCTAGAGAGTCCTTAGACATGTCGGATATGAAAACGACAACACCTACACAGCAAATAGTTGAAGATAATGTGGATGTAGGACCTGATTTGAAAGGTAGAGCTACACAAGAAGAAATAGACCGTATCAATGCATTTCTAAGAACTCCACTAGAACAACCCTCTACATCACCAACACCAACACCAACACGACAACCAATACGTAAAATGGGTAGGTTGCCGATGTTTGAGGAAGTTGTAGCACAACAAACAGCTGACCCTATTAAGCAAAGATTCGATGCTGTAAAAAACTTAGGTGCTGCTGAAAAGCAACAAGTTGCATTGGAAATGATAATGCAAGCCAAAGAAGCCTACGGAGTGTCTAGCAAAGAGTATCAGAAGGCAAAGAAACGCATACTTGACATGCTTGCCAAGACTATGGACCCTAAGCAAGCTCGCAATATGAAGCGTGTGAAAACACTGCAAGACAATCAGCCTGGTCAATACTTTAGATTGGGCGACGACATCCGTGGATTGCGTGAAGACACAAAGAATCTAGTTGTATCATTGTTTCCAGTGAACGATGATACCAAATTAGACGAGATTGAAGGTTTGTATAAGAATGCACAGCAACAACTTCGACTTGGAATCAACGATAAAAGTCAAAAGCGTAAAGCATTGGACATGTTAGACTTAATGTACTTAGCAGTGATTACAGACAAGCGGTGATGTATGGCAAGACCTTCCAAACAGCAATTAGAGATCATCCTTAATAGACCGGTAGGGGATACACCAGAAGAGATTGAGTTGGCTTTGCAAGAAGCACAACGCTTGCAAGAGTTGGGTATACAACAAACATTTGTTGGGGATGCTAGGAAGGGCAAAACAGGTTTTACAGAGCAATACAACCTTACTCAACAGTCCATACAAAACAACCCAACATACACCCCACAACAAAAGCAACAACGGTTACTTGAACTCGATACGCTAGTGGGTTCTGGTCAGTTGCCTTCGTTTGGTGGGTATTACGAGCGTACTTTAAACAAAGTCTCTCCACCCCTCGAAGCAACCAGTGCTGGTATGGGTATGTTTGATTTGTTGGGTACGGCAACTGGTAGGCAGCAAACCATAGGGGATGTCAGAGCAAAAATAGAAAAGCCAACTACAATAGATGCTCGTAGTACATTTGAAGAACTCGTTAAGTCAAGAGTGTTGGACCAACCGGCAAACGAACAAGACGCATACATAGGCGCAACAATGGCATTGTACGACAATGCCAAATTGGAAAATCCAACACTGACAGATGGTCAAGTCTTTAACAAGGCTATTGAGACACTCAACAGGATAAATGAAGGTACTACTCAAATAAGTAAACAAGAAGCAGAGCAGTTAGACCCTAGAACAAGAGCCAAGTTTGGTACGGGTACGTTGCCAGAACTTGCTGCATCCGCTGTAGATTACCAAACCACAACTGGTACAGAACTGCCAATGTACACCGATGAGCAGTTGTCATATTTCCAAAGCATAGAAGAAGCAAAGTATGCTCCTGTTATTGAAAAGTACAAATTAGAAATAGAAAGTCCAGAACTAGAATTTCAATCAATGCCAAAGACATATAAGTTTGTGCTAGGTAAAGGTGATGTAGAGTTTGTACCCATATCTGTATTAGAGTATCTACGTGACAACCCAACAGGTGGTGTTGTTTACAATGCTGAGCGTGATGGTCGTATACTTAAAATGATCCAAGATGGAGACTTTGAACAGACTGACCGTAAAAGCATTGCATCTGGAGTCAGACAAGAAGCGGTGGCTAGAGTACGCGCGTACAAAGAGTTGGGCAATCCAGACTGGAAAACATCGTTTGACAAACGTAAAGCAATACTGAGTGACCTTCCACTTTATGATGACATTGGTGCGTTTGAGACTAAGACAGCCATTGGTGGTACAACTGAGAGTACGACTGGATTTGTATTGCGTAACGCATTTGCTTTGTCCAACGCTGCACTTGCTGTGGGGGTAGATGCAGCGAACATTGCCGGTGGTGCGGCTATGGGTGCCATTGCTGAAGGACTAGAGTACACCGGTATGTTACCCGAACTCCCACCAGGCGAATCATATTTTGACCCCATGATGACCAGTCGCCTGAGGGAAGCAGAACGACCAAACCTGTACAAAGGCTATGGGTACATGGGTGCTATTGCTGACAACATCGCTAGAAACAAAGGTGTGTTTGGAGAAGGTCAAGCCATATCTGAACAACTTAATCTTGAAGGTTGGGCAAAGTTTGGTACTGAAGGAGCCTACTTTGCATTGGAGCTTGTAGAGCCTAGTTTTGACTTGGGGTCTGGTGCAATTAAAGGTGGTTCGGCATATCTAAAAACTGCAAAAGCAAGTAAGTTGGTACATGATGCTCCATCATACGCAACGGCAAAGAAGGCGGCAAAGAAAGCATTTGTTGAAGAAATGCCTTTGATACAAGGTGCACAAGAAATTTCCAAAAGACTTGGCAAAGGCAAGATGCCACCCGACATGCAGTCAGCAGATGTAATGTTGACTATGAGCAACAACGTGGCTAGAAACCTAGAAGCCGAACGTATGGTAACCAAAGAAATGGCTACACTAGATGACCTTACTAGAGTAGGGCTTGAAGATACGGAAATAGCCTTACAAATAAAAAATGGTACAGAGCCAGTAGATGCTTCAAGGCAGTTTCGTCAGAAGATGATGAACAATGAAGAAACAGCCAAGATACTTAAAGAATATGATGAGTCATTACAAGTATTAGATGCAACGACACTTAGGTATGACCTTGAAGGTACACTTGGTGACATGCGGAAGTATCGGGAGTTTCCTAAAGCAAATCAAGATATGGTTCGCAGAGCATTTGACGACATAGACCCATCAGACCCAATGCGACTTCAAAAGGCACAACAGAACCTGGCTACCATGTATGGTCGAGCCTTATTCTTTGAGATTGCCCCAAAGAATGTAGACCTAAATAACTTGCAGTGGATTACCAAAAATACAATGGTAGACAGGGGTAGAGTGGCAGAGATAATTGCCAAAGCCGCACAAAGCAACGTAGGTCAAGCCATAAACAAGGTGATGAAGTTTACAGATGGTGAACTGATACAGGCACAAAGACCTAGTAAAGATCCATCGTACAATGTCTTGGGTCAGACAATGTCGGCTAGCCCAGTAGAAACCAAAGCAGCATTTGATTTAGAAGGTATGGATGCACAAGAAATCGACGAGCTATTACAGACTATAGACACTCTTGACATATCACCAACAATAAAACAAAGTATTAAAGACGATATACGAATAGACAATACACTGTTTGTTGATGATTACAATCGACTGTTATCTGCAAATCGAGACAAGGTGGCTAGAATGTCACCGGATGCAGCAACCATAGAAGACATTAACAGATTGGATGCAAAGGCTAGGTCTGATTTGTTAGAAGCAGAAGGCACGGTAGGAAGGTCACCAGACACTTTTATAGGTGACACTGTAAGGAATGCCGCAGACTACATAAGCCAAACTGCTGTAGGTAGAAAAATACGAGACTTCTTTATTGATTCACCAGCCCAAACTGCACATAAAAAAATCAAAGGTTTGTTTAGCAAAGTGGAGGAGCCAATAGCAAATACGACACCAGACCTTGCCATGCAGCAACGTCGTATATTGGCAGAGCACAATGCCCAAATGGGTACACTACCAATTCGCACTCAAAAGTTGTTTGATGATCTGATAAACAATCGCAACAACATCGTAGAGAGTTACGCGGTTGCCACAAGAGATAAGTTGGCACCAGAGGAAGCATTGGGCTTAATGATTCTTGGTGAACAACGTACAAAAAATGGTGAACGCATCTTGGGCGTAGGTTCTGTAGAGCAGCGAGTAAACCTTCAAGGTACTCTCAAGTGGTTGCTGAGCAATACATTTGTACAGAAGATTGACATCGAATCTCCACGTTTCTCACAAGCTGACAACACGAGCGGTATTGCCCAATATTTTGACAACTCTATTTGGAATGGTCATGGTAAATCCTACATTGATCAACAGTTAGAAAAGTTGTCTGTAAGGGTGCAGGATGACCCGTTGTCGTACTGGTCTGAAGTAAAAAAGATAATGGACGACGTAAACAATGCTATACAAGGTACCGATGAAGCAAGTCGCATACGTCCACTTGAGGTTGTTACTGAAGATGGCATCGAGTTTATAAATAAACCCATTGTGGATGCCAACTACAACTCACGAACCGTGCCTTCTATAACTGAAATAGAAATGGATGAGCGATTTGGTTTGCTCAATCTGTCAGCGTACTACGTTGCAGAATCACAAAGAGAAATGGCAAGACTGCTGTCTAATACCTTGCAGGCAGACTTTACGGAGCTTGCAATAAAGAATCTAGTAGAAGGTACGGATGTAGGACAGGAAACGTTTGAGCAATCTGTTAAGGCTGCTGCCAACATCTTGTACAAAGCAGATGGTGATGAAATAAACCAATTCAATCAAATCAAACAAGTTGTACAAGCAGCGCATATGGAAGATGTGTTGGACAACCTGGATACATCTATCAATGTATATAAGATAGATGAAGAGATTGTACGTGAAATGCGAAGGGGTGCTGAAGAGTTTAACAAAAGTCAAGGCAGTGTATACAATGATTTGGTAAAGGAGCAAGCCAAAAGCAACAAAGAAAAGTTGGTGGCTAAGCGTGATCAACTCAAAGAATCCAAGAAAAATATGTTGGCCAGATTTGATACACAACGAGACACAATATTGGCAAGTGAAAAACTGAAGATAGCAGATGGTCTACAGAAGCAGATAGATAAGTTACCAAAAGACAAGCAACGCAATCCAGACTTTGTACGCATTGAGAAGGAGCGCGAAGTTGCTAGGGCTAAAGTTATAGCTGATGCAGACAAGGCTAGGAAAAAGGTGACCAAACTGAAGTTGCCCAAAGCACAGGGTGACAAGCAACGAAAGGCCATAACAGCAGAAGCAAAGCAAAAGATAAAAGATTTGGAAGCCAAAGCAACTGCTGAAAAGGACGCTATACGCAAACAGTTTAAAGAACAAAAGAAACCGTATGTCAACGATAGTCTTGCTGTGCGTAAACTTAAAATAGATGCATCCAAACGACTTAGAGTTGAGGAAAAGAAGTTTGTCAAAGAACGTGCTGACTTAGATGAAGCATTAAGAAACAGAAAGAATCAACAATTAAAAGAATTTAAAAGAGAGTTGTTTGCAGCAACTGATGATTTGCTACGTCAAGTGCAAGATGCCAAAGTGGGTGTGAAAGACGAAATGGAATCTGTACGTGCTCAGTTGCAGAACATGAACAGCATTGAAGAAAAGATAGCGTACTTAAAAAGAAATGTGACAGACTACAACGAAGACTTTGACACGTTGCTAGAGAAGATAGACGATGCCATGTTGGATGAACAACAGTTAGCAGACCTGGCGACTGTGGTTGAAAACCATGCAGAGATTGTATTGCGAAACAACAACTACTCATATGCACTGACTGGTGATAACTGGTCGGGTGTTAAAGATGGTTTGGATACATTGTTCGCCAATGATGGATATGCAGCAGCAGTCTTAGGAGAAGCAAACTTCAGGCAACTTAAAAGCGAAGTTTTGACAAAGACTTTAAACAGTCAACAAAGAGTCATACTTGAAGTTTTACGTGCCGAGCCAGGTTCGCTAGATGCTATACATAAAATTGCAAACACCCTTAACGATGCATTGTACATATCGGTACTTGGACTTAGACCGTCATCACACGTAAGAAACATTATAACAGCACCAACACTACTATACCAAACAACAGGTCAGTTGGTCGGTGTTGGGTATTCCAAAAGGGGCTTGAGTGCTGTAGCAAACGGTTCAAGGGTAAACAGTAAAGGGTATGGCAAGATTGCTGTTACTACTCCAGATGGTATGGTGTACACGAATGCAGACATTTATACAGCACTACAACGAGCTGGTGTAAAATCAAAGTTCCAGTTTATACGAAGTGAGTTTCAACCTGGTAGTCCATTTATGAAGCAAGTTGATGACATGTACAATAAGAACTTGTCTAACTTTGCATTTGAGTTTATTAAAGACATCCCAAACAAATCGGTAGCCTTACAAACATACGAGGACTTTACTTTCCGTGCCGCTGTTATGATTAAGGCTTTGGAAGAAGGTCGTAGCCTAGAAGAGTCTGTCTCTCTTGCAAGACGCTCATTGTTTGATTACTCAGACATACCGCAAGATCTAAACAAAGCATTCCGGGCTGTACTTGTGTTTTCGTCATTCACATATCAGAACATAATGGAAGGTCTTAGAGCCTTTTCAGATGTGTCCAAACTAAAACGATATGCCAAAATGATACGCGCGATTAAAAGCACCAACACGTTGTTGCGTAGTTTTAATGAAAATAAACAGATGCCATATCAAATGTATTATCCCGAATTTGCACAGAATCGTATTGTGTATGAACTGAATACATATGGCAACCGAGTTGCTTTTGCAATGGCACCGGCAATACCAGCTGTAGATAGTATGACACAACTTATTGGTTTTACTTCCTTAGCGTTGAAGCCTACAGGTTTATTGGAATCTAAAGACATAGATGCGTTGGCACCAATGGTCAATCTGCTTATGCCAATCTATAAAGAGATACTACCCCTTGAACGTAAGTATGAAGCCGGTAAAGCCAAGCCAGAGGTTATACAACTTTTTAAAACAGTGTACGGAGCAGAGACCCCAAATGAAATAGCGATGGTCTTAGAAAGATTTGCCGGTGGTCGCGTGTCCCCTAAACTTGCAAAGGAAGGAGACAAAAGTGCGCTTGATGGATATGTCTACAAACTTGATGCAACACAGCGTAAGAAGCTTTACCATGAGTCCTTTTACACAATGATGCAAATGACTGGTCAAACAGCACAACTAATGGATTACGTACGTCTGTTTGCGCCAGAAGGAACCAACTATGAACGTTTAAATGGATTCCAGCGTTTTGGAGCAATCATTGGCTTGTACTCAGTATCAACAGCAACAGACCCAGACGTGCAGCAGAAAATAAATCTACAACGTAAATTATCTGAAATGCGCAAGATAGAACGTGCTGAACAAGAAGCACGGATTGGTGCTACACTCAGAGACAGAAACTTAATTCAACCATCGGAGGAACGATGAACATTAGACACTTAGACCACCCAAGTATCAACGATACAAACGTAGCAACGGTAGCTCAGAACTTTGATGCTACTAAATTCCACAAACACACACTTGTAGTGCCAGAGCAGATTGACACATCCGGTAAGTTTCTCGGGCGTATTGAGTCTATTATTGTGCGCTGTACAGGTTTGGGCGGTAGCAATACCAGTCTCACAGTCAAAGGTTGTTGGGATGCAGCAGGTGACCACGTATGGTTTCCAGACACAGCAGGTACAATTGCTATTGGTGTAACTACAACTACAACAGGTAGTGCTGTATACGAGTTTAAACTTCCAGTACAATCCTATTTTGACAACTCAGATGTATACCTGTTCTTTAAAATAAATGGTTCTGGAAACATCACGATTGACTACTCGCAGATTGTTTGGAGTGAATAATGCCAGTTGCCAGTCCATTTGAAACGGCTGGTGGTGGAACGGTAAATCTGGAGTATGAAGACATATCGGCACAGACGGACGGTTCTACCCAAAGTTTCACAGTAAGCAGTGACTACAAATCCGGTTCATTACAGGTATATTGGAATGGACTACTCCAACTGTTCACGGACATCGGAGAGTCGTCGGTTACAAATTTTACAACTTCATTTACACCCTCAAGTGATGACCACCTCGTCGTCATTTATATACTTAAATAGGATACTATCATGGCAGTACAAATTGCTAAAGAACAGGTAAAAAACAATGCGATTGATTCAACCAAATTGGACGGATCAAGCAACTTTTCATTCTCAGGTCAGGTACGTTACACTGGATCTGATACTAGCACACAAGCCTTGGCAACGCGTGGATACGTAGATGCGGTTGCAGCAGGTCTTGACCCCAAAGCATCTTGTAAGGTTGCTACGACAGCAAACATTACACTCTCAGGAACACAAACGATTGACGGTGTATCTGTTTCTGCAGGGGACAGAATTTTGGTCAAGGCCCAAAGTAGCTCTTCTAGTAACGGTATCTATATTTGCGATGCAGGCTCATGGTCACGTTCATCGGATATGGCTGTTGGTAGTGATGCTGCCGGTAATTCAATGTGGATTGAGCAGGGTACTGTCAATGGTGACTTGGGTTACGTTTGTGTAAGTGACAAAGGTTCCGCTGTAGTTGGAACTAATGATTTGACATTTAGCATCTACTCAGGACAGTCAAATACAGAAGCCGGTGCTGCATTGAGCAAGACTGGCAATCGTCTTGATGTTGAGGTAGATGATTCTTCTATCGAAATCTCATCGGATGCTCTTCGTGTGAAGGCTTCGGGTATTACCGACAGCATGTTGGCTGGGTCCATTTCGAACGCAAAATTGTCTAACTCTACTATTAGTGGTGTTGCTCTTGGTTCAAGTTTGAATGGACTTACTGCTTCTACAACAGGTGGTTTGAGTCTCAGTGCTACGTACAATGGTTCTGCTGCTGTATCTGCTTCTATCAACCTGGATGGCTCTAGTTTGGCTACAGGGTCTAACGGACTTAAAGTCAACACCAATGGTATCTCTACATTGATGATTGCAGACGATGCTGTAACTTCAGCAAAACTTGCTGACGCTTCGGTTGTAACTGCTGCTCTTGCTGGAACTTCAGTCACTGCTGACAAACTTGCAGACAATGCTGTAACTACAGCAAAGATTGCTGATTCATCCGTAACTGCCCAGAAACTTGCTGGTTCTATTCCAGCCGACAAACTTGTCTTGGGTAACGGTGTTGAGAACTCAAGTGGCTCTCTCATTGTATCTCTCGATGGTGGTACTTTGGCTCTTGGTGCTGGTGGTCTTAGTGTTGCTGCTGGTGGTATTGGTGCAACTCAGTTGGCATCAAATGCTGTAAGCGCAGCAAAGATTGCTTCAAATGCAGTAGAGACTGCCAAGATTGCTGACGATGCTGTAACTGCAGCAAAGATTGCTGATGCTGCTATTGACAGTGCTCGCTTGGACAACAATGCTGTAACTACAGCAAAGATTGCCAATGCCAATGTTACAGCTGCCAAGCTTAACTTTATGGCATCTTACGAAACATTGTCTGCTGGCGATGGTACCGCTACTACATTTGATGCTGCTGCTGCTGCTGACGCTACCATGCTTGGTGGTGCTATTGTATTCCGAAACGGTTTGGCAATGGGTCTTGTTGAGTCTTCACCTTCTGGACAAGACCAATATACCCTGTCAGCAACAGGTGGTAGTGGCGGAAAATTACGCGTGACTTTTGGAACTGCCCCAAATGCAGGTGACCAAATTACTGTCATGTATTTCCAAGTTTCTTGATTGAATGATTAGTTGTTGGGGGGTGTTCCTCGGGGCACCCCTTTTTCCCATTGGAGGTTTTATGGAAGGAGAAGTTGTTCAATTGTTAATGAGTGGTGGTGCCAATGTTGCGTTCGCCATATTTTTATACAGTCAAAACAAAGACCTTCAACGTCGAGCCGATGAACGTGAAGAGAAGGCAGAGCAAAAAGAAATAGAACTACGCGCCAGATATGATGGTGTCATACAAGACATGCAAAACAAAGAAGAGGCAATTCGGAAAACCATTGTTCAAGAAATGACTGATCTGGACAAACGCATGTCATTAGTTGAGCAGAGTCTAACCACATTAAGTACAATGATTAGTGAGATAAAAGCATCATTGATACGGGTGGACAATGCCAGTTAAAAAAAAACGGACTCCAGCACGTGGAAAGCGATTCGTTAAAGTGGTCAAGAATAAGAAGACTGGTCGAACAAAGAAGGTGTCCTTTGGGCAGGCAGGCAAAAGCAAATCTGGAAAGGATCGTATACAACCAGGCTCGAAGAAGGGTGACTCATACTGTGCCCGTTCAGCAGGTATCAAGAAGAGAGTGTCTGCCAAAAAACGCAACGACCCAAACACACCAAACAATCTGTCACGAAAGAAGTGGCGATGCCGTGGCAAAAAAAGTATGCGTTAGTGTGTATTTACAATTATACTTGTACACATAAACACACGAAGGAGCACACCATGAACTCAGATTTACTTGCACTTACACCAGAACTTGTTTTGTTTATCAAGAAGTTAGTCCAACACTCACGTGGGGGGTTGACCAAAGATGAACGTCAAGAGTTGGCAGCTGACCTGATTAACTTGTTGTACAAGGTATTGAAGGAATTGGTTGACACTGAGGTTGAAGAACGATAAAGTATTGAACACCAATCATCACTAGAGACCTAGGGCTGGCCAGCATCTAGGTCTCTTTTGATTTTTTTGCGCCACCTGGCTTCGACCATCTTCATTTCTTCCATGCTTGTAATCGCTTCAAACATGAGCTGTGTGGGACTGCGCTCCTCTCTGTTGGCAATGACCGTCACCAGTATAATTAGGTTGCTCATGCGTGGCTCATACGCTCCAGATAGGTACTTGTTGATAGTGTTGACATGTAGTCCTGCTCGATCAGCCATGTAGGTTGTGCTGACCGCATTGCGGTGCATTGCCTTATTTAGCCATGAAGCAAATCCTTTCACCACCACCACCACTAAAACAAAAGGGCAGGGAACCACCCCTGCCCAAACCTACCATGCAAGGAGCATGTATCGGTAGTGTAACTCATTTGTCCGCCTGTATCAATATGCTGAACTGTAAATATGCCTGCTCCCATTCATTTGGGTACAGGTATTGACAAAGCTCCAACAGCAGTATCACGGTTGGTACACGGTCACCGGATAGCCATTTGGCTACGGTATCTCGATGACACCCCAGTGCACGTGCCAGTTCTGATTTGTTGACGGTTGATAAAGTTTCTCTCAGTTGTTTTGCGAACATGCTACCTCCAGTAGTCCTGATTTTACGATTTGTTGCCCGACCCATTCGGCGCATTGTGGGACGACTGCGTTTCCGAGTGCTCTAAGTCTGTCCACCCGA